ATGTCTGAGCCTGTTCAAGGCTAAGATTGTTCTTAGTATCAAGACCTGAATCAGCATTTGCTCCGTTCGACAAAACAGTTACTAATGCTACGATACTGAGTGTGCTAATGATCTCTTTGTTTCTTTCGATAAATTTAATCATAGTTTCCTCCTTAGAAAACAATAACACCTTGGTAGGTGTCTACACCAAGTATAACATAATTTTGAGCCAAAAGTCAAATCTGGGTGTATAATTATTTTATTATGACCACTTATAACTTTTCTGCCACGGGAGTCAAATATCCCCTTGAAAACTCCCCTGTCAACGTACACGGAGACTTTAAAAAATTAGCAGAATCTTTAGATGCAATTCTACCAGCATACGGGGTATCATATTTTCAGATTGATGTAAATAATAATAGCGGAGCAGCGATTAATGCAGGAGTTCCAGTCTTTGCAACAAATGGAAAAGTAAATGGCAAGGTTACAATTGGAAAAGCACTTCCATCAACTACTGCTCCAATATTAGGGTTATTAAAAAACAATACAGCAAATGGCTCTGATGGAATAGTTGTTGTTGCTGGAGTTATGGAAGGTCTAAACACTTCAGGTTTTGCTGCAGGACAAACACTTTATGTAGGAGCATCTGGAGGTCTAACAAACGTTAGGCCAGTAGGAGGATCTGCAGCAGTTGGAATTTGTGCAGTTGCAGATAATGTTAATGGAATAGTTATAGTAGAAGCAAAAGGAAACGGTACCTGGGGAGCACTCAGAGACGGTTTGTCGTGATATAATAAACAAATGGCAACCTTTAGAAATCAACCCACAGACTCTTATGCACTGGGTGCTGCCCCACCAGAAATTCGTTGGACAGTTGTCCGTGGAGATTCAGCAGCCTTTCGTGTTTATGTAACAAACGATGCAAGAGAGCCACTTCTTCTTGAAGACTGGCAAGTTGCTATGGATATTTATCGTCCTTCAACAAGTACAAAAATTTTAGACTTAACTCCAGAACCCATTGAGTTTCAAGATGAAGAAGGAAGTTTTACAGTTAAACTAACATCATCACAATCTAGAATTCTTCAGACAGGAGATATTTTCGACATCCAACTTACAGAACTTTTATCAGAAGGTAGAGTTTGGACGGTAGCCAAAGGATCAATGGTTATCATTGAAGATATAACACAGTAATGCAAACAACACACCAACTAGCCCACGGACAAATAAAAGAACTTGACTCAAGATCTATTCGTATAGATCACATACAGCCAAAAGCGGTTTTACTTGAGGTATTACCTTTTAGAGTTCGCTTCACAAACGTAAGTGTTTTTGGATATTCTAAAACAAATCCACCTCCAATCCCACTTCAGGTTATTGGATATAGCAACTATATTCTTTAATTAGATAATTAAAAGGGTGATATAATTGCCACATGGCTAAAGTATCAATTCCATCAGTTAAGGCTCTATTCCAAACAGGAGATAGACCAACTCAAGAAAATTATGTAGATTTAATCGACACCGCAACTGCTCAGTCAACAGACTTGGGCTCTTCAGGTAATAATGAAAATACAATCAATGGTATTGAGAACTTAACTGTTGTTGATAACTTTGACGCTACAGTTTGGCGTATGGTCAAGTATATTGTTTCAATATCAAAGACCTCTGCAGGGGACAACAAGTTCTATGCAACCGAACTAACAATTCTCGTTGACGGTACAAATGTAAATGTCAGCGAATACGGAACAATCGACAATGATGGGAATATTGGCACCATTAATGTCTCTCGCACTGGAAATACCGTGGCCTTAACAGTCACTCCAGATCCTGCGATCAAGCCAGTCACCGTACGATATGCTCGTATGGGACTTAAGGCATAATAAAAGGAGATATAAAAAAATGGCAACAGTAAATAAAGATTTTAAAATTAAGAGTGGTTTAATCGTTGAAGGTACAACAGCGACAGTTAACGGTTTTGACGTTATTACAAAGAAGCAGGCAGATCAAGACTATATCGTTGGTCTTATTGGTGGTACAGCAACATCTGAAAACACTGCAAACACAGTTGTAAAGCGTGATGCTAATGGTAACTTTGCTGCAGGAACAATTACAGCAAACATTACTGGTACAGTATCAAGTCTTTCAAACCACGATACAGCAGATCTTGCAGAAAATGCATCAAACAAGTACTTTACAAATCAAAGAGCACTTGATGCAACTGCAGCAGCATACGATGCAGCAGGTTCAGCATCAGCAGCACAAGCAGCAGCACAGACATTTGCTACAAATGCAGACACAGCAGTTCGCACAGCAGTAACAACTGAAATTGGAACTGCAAAGACAGAGGCAATCAATGCCGCTGCAGCAGATGCAACATCTAAGGCAAACGCAGCACAGGCAGCAGCAGAAGCAACAGCAGCAGCAGCACTTTCAACTGCAATCTCAACAGAAGTTTCAAATCGTAACTCAGCAATTACTACAGCAGTAGCAGCAGTAGTTGACTCAGCACCTGCAGCACTTGATACTCTTAATGAGTTAGCAGCAGCGCTTTCTGATTCACCAGATACAGTTACAAATCTTACAACTCTTGTTGGAACAAAGGCTCCACTAGCATCACCAGCATTAACTGGCGTACCTACAGCACCAACAGCAGCAGCAGATACAAGCACAACTCAGATTGCTACAACAGCATTTGCTAAGGCAGAGGCTGACGCAGCACAAGCAGCAGCAGAGGCTACAGCATCAGCAGATGCTACAAGCAAGGCTAATGCAGCACAATCTGCAGCAGCAACAGATGCTACTACAAAGGCAAACGCTGCACAGGCTGCAGCAATTGCACACGCAGATGCACTTACAACATCTGATGTAGCAGAAGGAACATCACAGTACTTCACAGATGCTCGTGCTAAGTCTTCAGCAGCAGACCTTTTGGTTGGTGCAACAAAGACTAACATTACAATTACAGGAACAGGTGCAGGTCTTGTTATTACCGCAGAAAACGGTGTAGCAGATTCTACAACATCTGATCTTGCAGAAGGAACAAACAAGTACTTTACAGATGCTCGTGCAGTCACTGCACTTCAAGCAGTTGTTCCAAACTTCACATCAGTTGATTTGAATTCAGTTGCTAAGCAAGTTGCAGCAACTCTTTCAGCACCAACTGCAGGAATTCAGACAGCCCACGCTTTCGCAAAGGCTGACTACCGTTCAGCAGAATACCTTGTAAAGGTTGCCTACGGAACACACACTGAAATATCAAAGGTTCTTTTGACACTTGATACTTCAGATAACATTGCAATTACTGAATACGGAATCGTTGGAACAAATGGCTCAGCGTCATCAATTTCAGCAGGTATCTCAGGAGCAAATGTACAACTTCAGGTTACAACCACTAACAATAACTCAACAGTTACTGTAATGGGAACACTTCTTAAGTAATAAAAAATAAAAATAGTTGGAAGAGGGAGCAGTAAATGGCAACAGTCGATAAAGACTTCAAGGTCAAGAATGGATTAGCCGTAGCAAACGGCGGTACATTTGGAGGTGCAGTAACAGTAGGAGCCCCTACTCTTGCAGCACATGCAGCAACTAAGGGTTATGTAGATTCCTTAGCAGGAATGGCTGTGTCATCAACTGCTCCTTCTTCACCAACAAATGGAACACAGTGGTTAGACACTGGAACAAATAGAGTTAATTTCTATTACAATGGAACTTGGTATACCCAAGCAACTATTGATGATACAAATAATTTACCACAGCACATTCACGATACTGCAATTGATGGAACTGGTTTCATAGTGTCTCAGTTCTATGAAGGCGGATCATTCAACAGCCCATTGGGTGTAGGTTTGGATGCAGGTGGACCAAGTACAACAACTTGGACAGTTGTATTCGATGGCGGTAGTGTAGTAGATAACTTCAATTAAAAATTGATGTTATAATAAGATAAGATAATTGGGCAGCCCCCATAAGGAGAAATAAAAATATGGCAACAAGAATGCAACAGCGCAGAGGAACTGCAGCACAATGGACGGCTGCAAACCCAATTCTAGCAGCAGGAGAAATCGGATTTGAAACTGATACTAATCAGTTTAAGATGGGTGACGGAGCAAACACATGGTCAGCACTATCTTACTTTAAGAACCTAGAAGATCTAGGTGGATCTTTAGATGACTACGTCCCAGTAGCACTTGTTGGAGAGCCAGATGGTATTGCAACACTAAATGCCAGTGGACATATCCCAATCTCACAACTAGGATCACTAATTACAAATGCCCCAGGTGTTTTAGATACACTTGGAGAAATTGCTGAATTCGTTACAGCAGTAGACACAGCAGTAGATAACCACGAAGCAAAAACCCTTAATGTTCACGGCATTGCAGATACAGCACAACTAGAAACATTAACTGGTGCACAGAACAAGGCTACAGCAGCCCAGTCTGCAGCAACACTTGCAGCAAGCAATGCTCTTGACGCACACAACTTAGACACAACAAGTGTACATGGAATTGCTGATACATCAGTTTTAGCAACACAGACTAATATTTCTACAGCAATTACAGCACACTCTGATGACACAACAGGTGTACACGGAATTGCTGACACAGCAGCACTTGCAACAACTGCAGCAACTGCTTCAGCAATTAGCACAGCAGTTTCTGACCATACTGCAGTTACAACAAATGTTCACGGTATCGCAGACACTGCAGCATTAGCAACCAAGACATATGCTGACGGAGCAGTTTCAACTGCAGTAGCAGCACTTACAAAATCTTCAGTTGGTCTTGCAAATGTTGATAACACAACAGATGCTAACAAGCCAGTATCAACAGCAACACAGACAGCGCTTGATCTAAAGGCACCTCTTGCAGACCCAACATTCACAGGAACAGTAGTTCTTCCAGCAGTTACTGCAGGTGGAAGTGTTATTCCTTCTACAGACAACACATACGACTTAGGTTCTCCTACAAAGATGTGGAAAGATATCTACGTAGGTCCAGGATCACTTTATGTTAATGGACAGAAGGTTCTTCAAGATGAATCAGGAGCAATCGTTGTTTCTGCCGATGTTGATGAAAATCTTGGACTAAGAACAAGCGGAAGCGGTAACATCGAACTAGATCCAACAGGAACTGGTTCTGTTAATATCAAGGGACCTCTAGTCGTTGAAGCAGGAGCAAACTTCTCAAGCGCAGATGGTAACGGAATTGCATTTAGCAACGGTATCAAGTCTGACTCATTATCAAGCAAAACATTAAACACAGACTTATCACTATCTGGAAACGGTACAGGAAAAGTTTATCTTAATGATAATGCAGAAGTAAATGGAAACCTTATTGTTGGTGGAAACCTAACAGTAAGCGGAACAACTACAAGCGTTAATACAGAAACAATTTCTTTGGCCGATAATATTATCGACCTAAACAGCAACTTTACTACTGGATCTCCAACAGAGAACTCAGGAATAAGAGTTATTCGTGGAGACTCTAACGCTGTTCAAGTACGCTGGAACGAATCTACTGATAAGTGGGAATTTACAACTGATGGAACAAACTATTCTGTAATCGCACCAACTGATTCACCAACATTTACAGGAACAGTTACAATCCCATCAGGAGCAAGCATCTCAGGATATGCACCATCTGATTCACCAACATTTACTGGTACAGTAACAGTTGCAGCAAACGGTGTAGCATTTACCGACGGTACACAGACAAAGGTTGGCGTTCCTTCTGTTACTACAATTGCAACTGCTCTAGCAGCAGGAGCAAGAACAATTGCAGCAGGAGAACAAGACAAGTTTGTTCCACTAGCAGGAGCAGTAGTTATTACTCTTCCAGCAACAGGATACTCAACTGGTCAGTCAATTGACTTCTACCAGGAATCATCTACAGGAGCACGGTTTGAATCAACTAACGGAGTCGTGGGAACACCAGGACTTAAGTTTAGAGCAACTAACTCAGTAGCAACAGCACTGAAGACTGCATCAGGATGGCTAGTCTTCGGAGACTTGTCAGCATAATAAAAATTAAAGAAATAAGGGAGATTAAATATGTCAAAGCAAGCAGGTAGAATGAGTCAGGGAGCAAACGACTTCCTAACTCCATACGCACCAACAATAGGTACAGCAACAGACGTTGGAACAGCAAGACCATTTGACAATGGTGCTGTATCAGTGACATTTACTCCTACAGGTCCAAATGCTGCAATAGACTTTACAGTAACAGCAAGCACAGGACAAACAGCAACTGGAGCATCTTCTCCAATTGTTGTAACTGGAATTGCTACAGGAGCAACTCCAACATTTACAGTAACAGGAAGAAACGATGCAGGAGTTGGTCCAGCATCTGCTGCATCAAACGCTGCAACAGTTACCACTGTACCTGCTGCACCAACACTTGGAGCAGTAACAAATACATGTTCTGGTCGGGCACTTAACGATGGCCTTGTAACCGTTGCAATGACAGCAAATGCAACTGGCGGAAAGGCAATTACAGGATATTACGCAGTTTCAAATGCTGGACAAAATGCAACTAGTGCATCTTCTCCAGTAAGTGTTACTGGACTAACAGGAGGAACAGCATATACTTTCCAGGGTCGTGTTTCAAATGCAAACGGTGACTCTCAGTTGTCAGCAGCGTCTGGATCAGTAACTGTAACAACACTTCCAGGGCAGGTTTCAACTCCATCTGCATCAACACCTTCTGCAGGAGTAGATAGACTTACTTGGTCTGCACCATCAAACGGTGGTTCAGCAATTACAGCATATAACTGGGCATCTTCTGATGGAAAGTCTGGATCAACAGCATCAACTACTGTTGATATTGGCCAGGAACAAGGAACTGCACAGACATACACTGTTACTGCAGTTAATGCTTGTGGATCAGGACCAACATCTCCTGCTTCAAACCAGGTAACAACTACGTTTTCATTTGTACCATTCGGAGTATTTGGATTCTCACCATTCGGAGTGTTTTCCTTCTCACCATTTGGAGTGTTCTCGTTCTCACCATTTGGTTTCTCCCCATTTGGAGTGTTTGGTTTCTCCCCATTCGGCTTCTCACCATTTGGGTTCTCACCATTTGGGTTCTCACCATTTGGGTTCTCACCATTTGGGTTCTCACCATCAGGTTTTAGTTTCACACCACGCTTCATGGCATCGCTTGCACCAATGACAAAGGTCAGAATGGCTGACGGATCTATGAAGGCTGCAGAAGACGTTTACGTCGGAGATGTACTTATGTCTGTAGAACTTCCAGAGTTTGCAGATTCTTATACAACACCAGAATTGATGGCTTGGACATCAACGCAAGATATTGCAGACCTAACGCTAACTACCACAACAGTTAATAAAGTAACGATACATCCTTCTGATAAGGTAATTAGTGTTAACGAAGATGTCTTCTCTCCAAACCACCTTATATTGATAAAGAGAGAGGCTACGGTATTCATGTGTAGAGCCGACAACCTAACTCCTACAGATCTAATTTGGGATTATACAGCAAATGGCTGGGTAGAAATAACAGTCCTAGAAATGCATGATTACGATCACACAGTTATTACTATTAACTGCGAGCCTAATGATCTATTCTTTACACATAGTGCCCTTACGCACGACGGTAACGAGTGGACCCCAGACCAACCATAAACTGTATACATTTTTTTAATGGTATAATTATTACACTACTAGAAAAGGGTAAGTAATGAACAGCAATGAACTTCCACCAAATGATAACGGTCTGCCACAAAAAAGAGACTGGGGAACAGCGTCTATAAGTAAGTCTAAGAAACCTCACAAGTTTTTTGAAAGACACTTAGACAACAATCTTTTAATCTTGGCTGCAGAGTTACAAGACAGATATCAAAAGATTGAACAAGCAAAACTTATTGGTATTTCTGAAGTAAAAGAAAATGAATACTGGAAGCAGTCAAACAGCGTATCCACAATGAAGTGGAGAGAGTACAACGTATTTCAGTTCCACTCAACAGGGCTACACAATCTTTATAAGGCTATTCGTGAGATGACACAAGAAGCGTGTGAATATTACGAAATAGATTTTGATAAGCAAAAGTTCATGGTGCAGGGATGGTTTAATATAACTCACTCTGGTAAAGGTAAACTAGATTGGCATGACCACGGTCCTTCAGGGGCTCCAAATTTTCATGGTTACTATTCTGTAAGTGCAGAACCATCTGTAACTCACTATAGAGTTTTTGATAAAGAAGTAGAAAACCACAATGTAAACAATCGTGCAATTCTTTCTGAAATGGGTCATCCACATGCAATGGCAGACTGGGACTGGGAAGGTCCTAGAATAACTGTTGCCTATGACTTAACTCCATTAGCAGACTTAAGACGATTTGGAATGGATCAAGAGCAACACTGGATTCCTTTAGTTTAATGCAAACAAAAAAAATAGTTTGTTTTTTACTTGGTCACAAAGTTGTTCAAGAATCTTGTCCAGTTACAGATGCTAAAAAAACATATTGCAAAAGATGTTCTCCAGTTGTACACAATTCTCGTGTAACATTTTCTTAATATAAACTACAGGTTTAGGTAGAGTTTTACTTTTTTAAAAACTCTGCTATACTTAACACTATTCCGTTTTAGAAAGGACGAAACACATGTCAGATTTTTTTAGTTTTAAACTTCCAGAGGATTTTGTAGAAAAGTACAAAAATGTAGAAAGCCCATTTGGATTCAAAGATGCAGCAGAAAATTCACTTGGAGAGATTACTTTTATTCGTACTTATTCTCGTATGAAGGAAGATGGAACTAAAGAAAGATGGCATGAAGTTTGTCGTCGTGTAATCGAGGGTATGTATTCAGTGCAGAAAAATCATGCCAAGGAAAACCGTTTACCTTGGAATGACTACAAGGCACAGAAGTCAGCACAAGAAGCATTCCAAAGAATGTTTGAATTAAAATGGACACCACCAGGACGCGGTATGTGGGCATTTGGAACTCCTATGACTATGGAGAAAAAGAACTCAGCAGCACTACAAAACTGTGCAATGGTGTCTACAAAGGATCTTGACAAGAATGATCCAGGAGCATTATTTGCTTGGGTTATGGATGCCCTAATGCTTGGCATTGGTGTAGGGTTTGATACAGTGGGACAGGATAAGAATTTCTCAATCTATGCCCCAACAGAACCAGAACAGGTGTTCGAAATTCCAGACACTCGTGAAGGCTGGGTAGAGTCAGTCAGACTTCTTATCAACTCTTACCTTAGAGCAAACCAGAGTATTCAGAAGTTTAACTACGATTTGATCAGACCTCTTGGAGCGCCTATTAAGGGCTTTGGAGGCGTTGCATCAGGGCCTGCACCTCTTATCAAGTTACACGACCACATAGACCGTGTAATCGGCTCCAGAGCGGGTGAAACACTAGACTCTCGTGCCATCGTAGACCTTGTAAACCTTATTGGTACATGTGTGGTATCAGGAAATGTTCGTAGATCAGCAACTCTTGCTTTAGGTAATGCTGGGGATGAAACATTCATGAATCTAAAGAACTCAGAACTATTCCCAGAACGTAACTCATTTGATCCAGAAAATCCAGGTTGGGCTTGGATGTCTAACAATTCTATTTCAGCAGAAGTAGGAACAAAATATGAAGACTATGTAGATTTAATTACAGAAAACGGAGAACCAGGTTTTATCTGGCTTGATGTTGCTCGTAATTATGGAAGACTAAAGGATGCGCCAGACGGTAAGGATTATCGTGTGATGGGATTTAACCCATGTGCGGAGCAGCCATTGGAATCATACGAACTATGTACACTTGTAGAAGTGCACTTAAATCGTCATGAATCTAAGGAGGACTTCCTGCGTACCCTGAAGTTTGCATACCTTTATGGAAAGACTGTAACACTTGTTCCAACACACTGGCCACAAACAAACGGTATCATGCAACGCAACCGTCGTATTGGTACATCACTTACTGGTATTGCATCATTTGCAGATCAAAAGGGTTTGCCAATTGTTCGTGAGTGGATGGATGAAGGATACAACAAGATTCGTCATTACGATCATCAGTATTCAGAATGGCTATGTGTTCGTGAATCAATTCGTGTAACAACAGTTAAGCCATCAGGATCAGTTTCAATTCTTTCTGGTGCAACTCCTGGGGTTCACTGGGGACCTGGAGGAAACTTCTTCCTTCGTGCAGTTAGATTTGGTAACACAGATCCAATGATGCATTTGTTCAAAGCAGCAGGGTACACAATTGAAGACGACGTAGTATCAGCAAATACATCAGTAGTCTACTTCCCAATTAAGTCAGGTCATCCAAGATCTGAAAAGGATGTAACATTGTTCGAGAAGATTGCACTTGCTGCAACTGCTCAGAAGTATTGGTCCGATAATGGCGTTTCTGTAACGCTTTCATTTGATAAGGAAACAGAGTCAAAGCATGTTGTTCCAGCACTTCATATGTACGAGGGACAACTAAAGGCAGTTTCATTCCTTCCAATGGGAAACACTGTTTATCCACAACAGCCATATACTCAGATAACTGAAGAAGAATATGAGTCATATATTGGCAAGTTGAAGCATATTGATTTTGCTGCTATTTATGATGGAGCAGAGAACCTTGAGGCTCAAGGAGAGATGTACTGCACCACCGACTACTGTGAAATTAAGATTGGAAAATAATGAAAATAGTTAAAGGATTTATAGAAAAGTCAGATCTAGACACTGTTCAAGAATATATAAAGACTATAAAGTTTCACACTAGAGAAGACCATGTTCCTCTACACGATAATTTGTTTGACAACGACGGAACAAAGTTTGATATACATACTCGTGGAGAAATGCCAGACAATGTTTTGGATGTTTTTTCAAAGTACTCTAGATCCTACTATAATCTAGTTCAGTCAGAAAATGAAGACCAGTATCACCCTCCAATGTTTTCTAAGCACTACATAGCAAGATATAGAAATGGAGCATTTGCCGAGCCACATAACAATGAAAAGACAAAGCCAGAAGGAACATATTATTCTTTTATTGTTTGGCAAAATGCAGAAAATGGTGGAGACTTTATATTTCCTGAATTAGGTAAATCTTTTAAGCCAGAGCCTGGAGACCTTATCTACTTTAAAGAAAAGTTTGAAAATAACCATGGCATAACAGAAATAATTTCTGGAGATCTTTTCTTATCAGAAGCCTGGATGGGTAAAAAAGGTCAACACTGGATGGAAAATAAGGCATCATATGAAGAAGTTGACTGGGAGAACTGGGAGATAAAAGGTTTTTATGAATGACCAAATAAAAGTTATAAGAGGGTTCATGGACCCAGAAGATGCGATGCTTGTTTCAGACTATGCTAGGTCTGTTGATTCCTCTTTTACTGAGTTTGGTAATGGTGAAAAAGAGTTTACATTTCATGCAAAATTTGAAGACTCAGATATTCAAAGCCTTTTAAATTTTTATGGACAACTTTCTTTGAAGTTTGTAAGAGATAACTACCCAGGCCCATTTGATGATTATGACAGTTCTAAAACTCACATCGCCAGATTTGTTCAGGGAGATGGAATGCATGAGCACTTCGACTCTACAAAGCCAAATGATATAGCGACATTAATATATCTAAATAACGACTATGTAGGAGGAGAAATATACTTCCCAGACTATGACGTACATATTAAGCCTGACGCTGGAGATCTTGTATGTTTCCCAGATACTCCAGATTTTGTTCATGGCGTTAAGCCAATAACTGAGGGTATCAGATATACATCACCACGATGGTTTACACGCATAGTGTGATAAAATAGACCTATAATGTCTAATCCATCAAATCTATATGCAGAAAAAATTTATGCAGAGCACCCCATCGCTCTCTGGTCCCTTGATGACAAGGCTGACTATATAAGCCTAATAGACGAATCAGATCGTAATATTACTTTGTGGACTATAACAAATGCTACATCCTCAGTTCATTCTTTATCTGATGAACCATTTCCAGAAAGCCAAACTACAAAAATAACTGGTATTTTAACAGAGGATGATTTTGGTCAAATAACTTGCATTAGCAATAATATTGTTAATTTTTCATCACTAAATAAAACACTATCAACATTTTCAATAGGAGCATTCTTTAACTCAATAAGTGCCTATGCATCTAGTTTTGAAATAGGATATGAGTATTATGATACAACATCTGGAAGCACAATTCAAAGATTAAAGTCCTACACAACGTCTGTTAAGGATAGATGGTTTTTTATATCAGAAACCTTCGACATCCCAGAAGATAATACTGAGTTTAGAATTGTTCTAAAAATTAACTACATAGGTGGTGCATCAACTACAGATGACTACCAATTCTTAGTTAATGGTATTACTGCTGGTCAATGGTGCGAAGAGTTTAATTCTTCATCTTTAGGAGTTCAAAAGACCGCTCTTCCATCATCTATTGCCCTACCTTCATCTTTTGGAATTGAAGCAGATGCTTACGGTCTTCAAGAAAACAAGGCATATTATATAGTCAAAGATAATAGTCTTGTAGCAAAAAATACAGGAATACCTCTTGTTTACGGTGCTTCAAACCTAACAAAACTTTTGCCAAATGCAAACATGCCATCGTTAATAATTCCAGGACTTGGATTTTTATCTGAAGCGGGACAGTATAAAGAATACACATTAGAGGCATGGCTAAGAATCAATTCAGACTCTGTCACAAAGAAGCGAATAATTGGTCCAATTGCTTCTACTGATGGAATATATGTAGAGGGACCTTTTATTATTTTAAAGGTTGGCAATAATTCTGGATCTTATTATGTAGGAGAGTGGACTAGACCCATGCTCATTCATATTAGATTTTCAGAAAACACTTCATCACTTCTTATAAATGGTGAGCAGGTTATATCTTTAAATTATCTTGGTTCTGAACTTGACTTTCCTTCAAAATTAAATTCATCATCAAAAGATCAAGACTGGATAGGATTTTATGCATATGAAGATGTTTCTCCAATAGAGGTAGACTGTGTCGCAATATATACTTATCAGGTCCCAGCAATTCTTGCCAAAAGAAGATTTGTCTATGGGCAGGGGGTTGAGTTTCCAGAGGGTATAAATCAAGCGTACAGCGGATCCTCTGTTTACATTGACTATCCCTTTGCAGACTATACAAATAATTATTCATACCCAAATATAGGTAAGTGGGGACAAGCAATTGTTGACAACCTTAGTGTTGAAAATAATCTTTTATGTACTCCAGATTATAAACTTCCAGAAATAGTCTTGGGATCATCGAACATAGATCAGTTGTATTCTAATCTTAAAAATGCTCAAAATGAAACAAACAAGTTTTTTTCTTTTAATTCTGTATCAAGTGGATATATGTATTTTGACAACCTAAACTTTTTAAATCAAAAGGTTAGATCGTTTTATGGATCATTTAAGTTTTTACAGGAGCCAAACTCAACTCAAATACTATTCAGAGTAGAGTCTGAAAACTCATCAGATTATTTTGAGATATCTACACAAAACAAAGATATTATTTATAAGTTAAGGTATGGGGCAACAGAAGAAGTTATTGCAACATTTTCTTGGTCTGGCTCAGATCCATTTAGTGGAATAGCGCTAGACGAAATGTTTTCTGCTGGATTAGATATTGAAAAAGCCTCTAAATACTTTGGAGGAAATCTTGCTTCTTTCTTTGGTAATATTAATACATTAAAGTTTTACATAGGGGGAAGATCAAACTTAACACAAACCTTCACTGGTAAAATATATAAGGTTGGTTTTTGTACAGCAAGAAATCACAAAAAGATTGAGTACTTGTTTAATGAAAGAGGAATACCTTTAAACGATGAAAGCGTCTTTGGATTATATTCAGATACAGTAGACGTTGAATACAATTCTACAGATAATTACTTTGGAACCAATGAAGCAGAGTGGGACCAGGTGGTTGATTCTGGAAGTGTAGATTCGTACCCACTAGAAGGCTTTCAGGTTCATACAGCAAGTTACACTCTTTCTCCTTCAAGTTACTTTGATGAATATGCTCTAGATATAGATATCCAGGGTTACTGGGAAGACTACATTCCTCTTACATATTTTGCTCAGTATGTGGAAGATGAAAAAAACAGTTCTTACTATGATCTAGATCTTTTACAGTTTAATATTAATTATCCAGCACCATCAAATTTTATTGAAGAAGAGCAAACTGGAGAATGGACATACAAAGAGTTGACAGATGAGTATAACTTGCCAATTCAAAGAACTTACCAATCATTAGACAATCAGTTGTTTACTGGATACCTAAACTATGATGATTTAAAAAACAGAGTATACAAAAATTATAAGTATGACACATCAAATTCTTTAGTAAAATCTTATGTAACATTTCAATATATAGCCAATGGAGCAAACCTTTCAGAGTCAAACTTTGTTAACATAGAAAAGCCATCTAACGATTCAATTGTTGTTCCAGGAGAAAACTGGATGAGTACAAAGTATGAAGTGGTAAATAATATGATTATTTATCCACCAAAAGATGTTCGTGTATTAGACCTTGCTATAGTCACACATCTAGATTTTAATGTAAAGGGAATTATAAATAACAGGGTAAAAATAAGAAATCTTGAATATGCTTCTCAAGCATTTAATTCAACATCCCCAAATCCAATTGGTACAAGATTTGGAAATGATATCTATCCATACAGAAAATCTGGATTCTATTACGACTACAAGTCTAGAAATCCTTTTACAATTTATAAGGGCAGTTCTCCCTATCTGTATCTTACAAGATATACGGGTATAGAATTAAAGGGGACATATGACCCAATAGTTAATCGTGGCCTTTCTATTGCTATTAACAAAGAAATGTCAAGCAACTACAAAGTAATGGCTATGCAAGCAGCGATTCGCTATGATCAAGATGCTTTCCCTTATGCCTCAACAGAAATATTTGAGATTAAGTCAAAAAATACACACATCAAGTTCTATATGGTTGCAATACATCCAAGTGGAGAAAGAGCAAAGATATATGCTTTAAATGTTAAAACTGGAAGACTTGAAGATGGAATTGGTTTTTATTGGAACGGAAAATTAGTAAAAGAACCAGTAATTACAGTTAAAGAGTGGGGATTCCTAGGTATTGCATTTCCAACACTTTTAGACTTTAACTCTAGGGTTGGATCAATTAATCTAAACGGACCTATAACATTTAACACAATATCTTATTACCAGTCAACCAACCTTCAAGAGGTTCAGAAGGTAGATGTTAGACCTTGGTTTGCTGTTAAGTATGCAATACCTCTCACCCTCGAGTGGGATTACTGGAAAACCTCTCCCTCTGTTTGGGATGGCGTTTTGATTCTATCTTCAACAAGTTATTATGGTGTAGATCCATCAACGATCTATAAGAGTTATACTGGAACAAATAAGATAATTATTGACACTGACAAGGTTTTTACAGTTAACGGATATGAGTATACGGTCTATAAAGGTATTACTTCGAAACAAATAACCGCTGATGCCGTCTAATATGGTATACTTATATACATGAATCCTCAAGATCCACGCAAAAAGAAGAAGCAACTGCCTAAAATGAAAGGGCAAGTGGGTGAGTCCCGTGCAAAAATTATTGAAAAGCACTATGATTGGGGACTTTATGTATACAAGAAGGCTAACGGAAAATGGTTTACAGATGGAAACGGATCAGTATTAAACATAGAGTCTATGAAAGGTGACATTCTGCAGATATCTAAATTAAAAGATGCTGCAAAATATTACGGGGATGAGGGAGATGGAACCTGTGTATTTGTTCCAGGGCTTACAAGAATTTCAGAAGAAGAATACTCTGAGCAAAAACAAAGACTGTCAGAAGGACTTATCCCTTCTATGAACGATCTTGGTGCAGTACAAGCAGCCAAGGACACTATTGCAAAATATGGAAGTGATGACTAATGAGTGAAGATAGAGATTTTTTTATTAGAGCAAAGACAGATACTCCACTGCCAGAAGATGATACGTTTACAAAGCAAGACCCATTTAATCAATCTTGGGATGTTATAAAAGATTTGCAGGGACTAGACGCTAACTTTAAAAGAAGAACTTCTCGTCTAGTAAAAGGAGAAGCAACTCCAGCATACATAGAAAGTTCAAGAGCAGAAAGTACTGGTCGTGATGGAGCGAAGTCTAAAGAAATTAATTCAGGAACAGTATTTAGAAATGCTTACGGACTTTTCGATGTAATTACACCACCATGGAATTTGTACGAACTTGCAAGTTTCTACGATACATCATTTGCAAACCATGCAGCAATTGACGCTAAAGTTGAAAACATTGTTGGCCTGGGATATGAGTTTAAGGTTTCTGCAAGAACAATGCTTAAGTTAGAAGCATCAGAACCAAAGACAGCAGAAAATGCACGAAAGAGAATTGAAAGAGCAAAGATTGAGTTAAGTGATTGGCTAGAATCTTTAAATACAGAAGACTCATTTACCACTACGATGGAGAAGGTCTTTACTGATCTCCAAGCAACTGGAAACGGTTATTTAGAAGTTGGTAGAACAGTACGTGGAGATATTGGTTATGTTGGACACATACCTTCAACAACAATGCGTGTTCGTCGTCTTCGTGATGGATTTGTTCAGGTAATCGCAAACAAAGTAGTTTACTTCCGTAACTTTGGTGCAACAAACACTAACCCACTTGGAACTGATGCTCGTCCTAATGAGATTATTCACTTTAAAGAATACTCACCACTAAATACATTTTATGGCGTACCAGACATTATGTCTGCAATTGGATCACTTCATGGAGATCAACTTGCATCACAATACAACATCGACTATTTCCAAAACAAAGCAACGCCAAGATATGTTGTAACTTTGAAGGGTGCTAAATTATCTGCTGAGGCAGAAGACAAGATGTTTAGATTCTTGCAGACTGGTCTTAAGGGACAAAACCACAGAACATTATACATTCCTCTGCCAGGAGATTCTGATACTAACAAGGTAGAGTTTAAGATGGATCCTGTAGAGAACGGAATTCAGGAAGCATCATTTAAGGAATATCGCAAACAAAACAGAGACGACATTCTTGTTGCACATCAAGTGCCTCTTTCTAAGATTGGTGGTTCTGATTCAGCAGCCATTGCAGCAGCACTATCTCAAGACAGGACATTTAAGGAGCAGGTTGCAAGACCAGCACAGAGAAATCTTGAAAAGATGATTAACAAGATTGTAAAAGAAAAAACAGATATTCTGGAGTTTAAGTTTAATGAACTTACACTTACAGATGAGATTGCTCAGTCACAAATTATTGAGAGACTTGTCAAGACTCAGGTTATGATGCCGAATGAAGGAAGAGAACTTCTTGGACTTCCTCAGATAGAGGGCGGAAATGAACCTTTTGATCCAAAACCAGAACAAGCAGCAAACGACAATGCAGACCGTGCAAGAGATACCGAAAGAACTAATAACCAGTCTGATGGACCAGCCACAGTAAGTGGAAGAAATCCAAAGGGCGAAGGTCGTAAATCTGACGACGTGTCCGATTTGTCCAAATAGTGATACTTCAATAAAAAAGGGTATATAATAGAATAACCATGATTATATCAAAAGCGCATTGGAATTCAGATGGCGATAATATTCGTCTATCTATGCCACTAACCAAGGTAGATAAAGAACGCAGAATCGTTTCTGGTTTTGCATCCCTTGATAATGTTGACAAGCAAGATGATATTGTAACTGCAGAAGCAAGTATGGCAGCATTTGCAAAGTTCCGTGGGAACATCAGAGAAATGCATCAGCCAGTAGCAGTAGGTAAGATGGTAGACTTTAAAGAAGATAAGTATTTTGATCCAGAAACAAAGAAGTTCTATAAGGGTGTATTCGTGTCAGCGTATGTTTCAAAGGGCGCACAAGATACATGGGAAAAGGTTCTTGATGGAACACTGACAGGTTTTTCTATTGGCGGACGAATGAACAAATGGGACGATGCTTACGATGAAAAGTCAGATAAGTCAATTAGAGTTATTAAGGAATATGACCTGGTAGAGTTGAGTCTTGTTGATTCCCCTGCCAATCAATTTGCAAATATTGTATCAGTTGAAAAGGTTGATGGCGTAGATGTCATCAAGGGAGACGAAACAGTTTTAGAAAATGTCTTTTATGATAAGGCAAACGGAATAGTTGTAGCATCTGAAAACGAATCAGAACTTAGCCCAATTACTGGTGAGCAGATGGAAAACATAGGGTTCGTTGAGAAAACGGATAGTGAAAAAACAAACATGATAAAATTCTTAGTTGATAGTGCTAAAGGCATTAATACTTCTAAGATTAACAAGGAGGTACAACCTATGACAGAAAACACAGAAACAGTTGCAGAAGTTATTGAAACAGAAGCACCCGTAGAAGTAACAAAGTCAGAGGTCGCTCCAGAGGTTGATGCCGTTGTTGAAGCACCTACAGAAGAAGTTGTTAAGGCTGATGAAGCCGTATCAACAGAAGAAGTTGCAAAGTCTGAAGAGACTCCTGCAGTTGATGTAGTTGAAGAGACCACAGAGGTATCTAAATCAGATGAAACAATTGTTGACTCAGTTGCAGAAATCAAGAATACTCTAGAATCAGCCTTTAGCGATCTAGTTTCAACAGTAAAGTCTTTGCAGGCAGAAGTAGAAATGCTTAAGTCTTCAAAGGTAGATGTTGAGACAGCAAAACAATCATTTGAAGCAGTTGCAAAAGATATTGCAGCAGCAACAAATACGTTCAATGAATTTGGTAAGCGTGTGGAACTTGTAGAGCAAGACACTGCTTTCCGAAAGTCTGGCGATCTCGGCGAGATAGTACAGAATCAGCCTGAAACGGTTGAAAAATCCCTATGGGGCGGTAGTTTCC